TTTTGTTTGACCAGGTGTCGTTGACGGTCATGCGGAGGATAAGCCGAAGCCCCCCCCCGCAGATGGCCGTTTTGTCGCTATCAAGCGTCAAAATCGACATACTGGGGGGGGAAATTCGAGCTCATCACTCGACGAACGCACTCGCGTTCTCCACACACGCTCTTTTTGGTTAATACCAGTTGAAAGAGAAAACTCAGCGCTTTTTAAAGGGTTCTTCCCTAAGAAAAGTCATAACTTCAAGTGTTTAATGATAACACAGAACAGCGCGAGCTAGAAGCTCAAGCGACTCAAATAGCCATAAGGTTGAGAACTGTAGTGCAAGCAACAGTACCTGACGCGAAACTCGATTGAACAACAAGTGTGATCGCATCAGTGCCATTGCAAGAGATATAGCCTGAGAGATTCAGGGTACACTCTTCGCCTAGGTAGGCATTGCTATACAGATATCCAACAGGCCCTTGAACATTGCCATTTTTCTCGAATTCCAAAGCACACTGGGTCATGTACAAACCTGAACATACGAACTGAGCCGAAGATGTCCAGAAGTAATTCCCAGGAGGAGGAACGATAGAACCAGCAGTGTTTACAACACCAATACCATTCACATTCACCACCGTAGTTGATGCGGCAGCTGCAAGAAGGGGCTGGTAGGCAGTGGCAGTCGTCAGAGCTGCCGACGTATCTTGAAGAGACGTAACTGAGTAGTTGACAGGAGCCTTATTCGTTGATTCCAACACAGGAACTGAAAGCTCAACTGTATACACCACATGAAGCTCACCCAGATTGACACCATTTCCAGTTTGTCCCTGATTTGACACATACAGATTTCCACAATCGTACGTCTTGATATCAGAGCTCCCAGGCAGTCCCGCAGGACGGACAAACTTAGCATCAGAGTTTTTATGCAACTCATCAGGGTTGAGGAAGAGACTCATTCTCTCATACGGCATGCAATCAGCATGAGGATCCGTATCTTCCACCTGCTGTTTAGAGTTAGGTGGCGAGTCACTCGCATCATAGTCACAAGAAAGCATCACTTTTCCAACAGCCGAACTAGTCGGGTTGTACTGCGTGACCTCTGGCTTGTACACGAATTGCAAGGACTTAAAGCAGTATTTCTCATACTGCTTCGCAATGGTGGATAACCAGGGAAAGGTACTAGCTTGTCCTGGATTTATGGGCAGATTCAAAGCCACATTGAAATTCGGCTCATTCGCAACAGCGATTTCCGAAATGAATTCCGACTCTGAAATGAGGATCCTTTTCCTCTTTCCGAAACCAGTGCCCTGGCGATTTCCAAGAGGGAAACGATCAATACCAGGGTTACGCTGAGCCATGCTCCGCGTATTTCGATTCTGCTTATTTCGGCGACCTTGTTTCTTAGGCTGTCGCTGAGCCCGTGTCTTTTTAGGATTTTTGACCCCCAGTTTCTTGAGCGCTCGCGAGCGCTCACGGAGGATTTGCTTGGTTGGTTGAGAAGACCGCATGTCTTTTCAGTGGGTTAGCTTCCGATCACCCCACTTACTATTCTCATCCAGAACTAACAAATATACACTTTACAAAAATTCCCTACAACAGTTGTAGTTCTCCCACAACTCGTCGTATGAAATCCAAAGATTCTCGAACTCTTCAAAGAGATTATGGCGGTCTCGCAACACAGCCATTTTACCGAGGATCTCGTCGTACACATCCCTTGTTGAAAGGACCCGGAGAAGACCCCCCAGACGCTGCATCTCCATTTCTGGATGAAGTTGATGCTGAGCGCGGCGACGACCGTACACGACGGCCCGGACTTTTTGTGCATCCTGGTGGATGAATGGTCGGAACCTAGTTGAGCAGAAATCCATTTCTTCCCAGCTCACTGGTCTTCCAGCCCACGTGATGGTAGCGTGACGCGAATTGAGATCAAGGTCTCCATGTTCGCTCGACATTATCAAGTCATCTCCATTAATGATGGTCGTGTTGTCCTCAAAATAATTCTCAACCTGATGGTGATAGTTATCAAGAATCATATACAACCTCCACATGATGTTAATGACGACAGTCAAGTAGTCACCTGAACCCAGACCACGCTGTACAAGGAAAAACTGTCCTGAAACGGACATCATCTTGTTGATGCTGTTGAAGCGCACCGCCTCAAACAGTGAAGAATCATCATCATCCAGCACAAATTTGGTACGAATCTCGTCGTACACCATCTCAATGAACTCTCGACTCACTGAGGCATCTTGTCCACTCGTGTCAGTACAATATAAGTGCGGTCTTTTGCTTAACTCGCGCTGATACACTGCCATGGCTCCCGTTTGCATGGGATCACCGACAGCTGACACGGATCCATCGACACAAAAGCGATGTTCGTAAAATTGCCTGAGAAAATCTCCAAGGACAATAGTGGCAAGGAATGTATGTTCAGGGGGATATGCAGTGAAAAGCCTCGGCGTTTTCACTTTTCCATTCTCCCACGCTCTCATCTCATCTTTTTGAGACGCCGATATGATCACATGATGCGGCTGTTTAAGAGAAGCGTGGTAATACCCAGCAAGATATTCGAGCATCTTGGGGTCTTTTCGCGAAGTCACTCCATTTTCTCTGGCGCCATAGCCAGGGGAAGAGTTCGCTTCCATTTCACCGTACGCAATCAAAGGAGCAAGAAACTCACAATGGCCGATTTTATCGGTAAAATGGCGAATGGCCATCAACGCTCGATCGCGTTGCAATGGAAGATCCACCTTGTCATACTTCTGAAGTCGGTCCAATAACTCATCCAGAGAGCCTAATTCCGCCAATGAATACCCGCCTCCCAGTTGAGAGCAGTACTCTGGCACGCCAGTAAAGGGTACAGAAAGATCACGAACGAATTGTGACTTTGTTCCCAGCTTTCGCTTGGCGACAGTGCCCACATATTTCAACATTTTGAATTGCCGAAATGGGACACCGGGTCTCAGGCCCACCAGGGGGTACACCGGATGAGTTATTTCCGAAAATCCTCGAGCAGTCTCAGAACTTCAGGGGTGAAGGGCAGTCCAAGTCCAAGCTTGTCTGCGCAACGTTCTTTCGCAACGTGCATACCGACGACATTGCCTGTCTCGGCCTCCACCAACACCTGCCCACAATCGCCCTTGACGGACTCGGCTCTGTATTGCAACATGCCTTCAACGTTGGAAACGGCGCACACTTGGGAGAACCCAGGGGCCAACAACAACGCTGCAAATTGTGAGGGTGCACAAGCCAACGGAACATTCGACGTTGGCACGGACATCTCCAGATTGTAGATATCAATAGCGTCAAGTTTGCTGACGGGAATTGTGGTCTCAAGACTCACACGCACCGATTTCCAGGTGCTTCCTGACTGGTATCTAACTCCAGTCACAGATTGATAATGATGTGGACACATCATTGTCCGCTCATTGAGCAGGAATCCCCATGCCAGGTCGGCTTCTCCTGACATGACTTTGACAAGGTTCTTTCGAATCGCTCTGTCAGAGATTTTTGAATGATGTTCAAAGGCCTCCATTTTGCCTTCCGGATGAATAAGGTATTTTATGGTTGCACCTCCTTTGTTCACCAGGACTGATGTCGGTCTAGGAGCGGGAGCCTCCTGGCGCGGATTTCGCGAATGATATTCATCATTATCGTCATCAGCAAGATCCTTCCAGCGGAATCCTTCCTCTTCAAGAAGCTGCATGGCACGCTCAAACTTTTCCGTATTGAATCCCTGCTTAGGGGCCTTCAATTGGGGCTGAGACGTCTGCACATGTTTGAACTTCGGATTGAAGTAGGTATCTTCGCCGTACTGCATGATCTTGGGATCATTCTTTATCTGTTGGGACACATTCTCGGGATCGTTTGCACCGGAACTCGATCCTGCCATGTTCGTCACACCTGCCTTCTGGTGTGCCTTGCCCTTGCGATTCTTATGCTTCCAAGGCTTAGAATCGCCTTTAGCATGCATCAGAGGATGCTTGAACGCACAATGCCTGTTGCAACATTCGGGTCCGTACTCGCACATCAACTCTCCGGGGTTCTTCACCTCACCGTATTTGAGAAAGTTTCGGTTCTTTCTCACATTGATTTGCTTTCGGTTTCTATCCCTCCTAGTGCTTTTCACCTCCTTCTTGGGAGCAGGCTTCTCTGAATGGTACTGAGGCTTAGAAGCTTTGTTCAGCTTCTTCTGTTGCTTGGGAGTAACGTTTCCACGCTCTCCCTTTCCATGGACATGGCACTTATCACCATATGCATCACACTTCCAACAACCAGATGCCTTCTGGCCATGCTGCTTCTTGTACCCCTTGGTCTCCCTAGAATTGCGATTCCTTCGCTTTCTCTGAGGATTCAAGCTCTTGTTGAGCTGAATTGTGGGAAATCCATCCACACCAAGATCCATCGGCAACGGTTGGCCGGAATGGTACTCAACTTTCTTATTCGCTCTCAATACGTGAGTATTTTTGGCCTCATCCTTTCTCGGAGCAGGCACATGGAAAAATCGCTCGGGCTTGCGCGATCTCACGTACGCAGAAAGATTCATTGCACTCAATAACAGTGAAGAAACTGTTACGAATGTACCCACACCCATGACACCTCGATTGAGGATCGAAAAGAGGTCTATTTCACCCTCCTTATGGTCGATCTTCGCAGTCATGCCTCTCCAGGTTCCCATCAACCCCATGGTCCAGAAGGGAAGGCTTGGGTGCTCACCAATCACACCGAGTACGCCCTCAAGAGGGAATACAGTATCAACGGCTTCGTGAGACTTCTTCGGAACGGGAACTTTGTCGAGCTTTTTCAAGTTTTCGACTGGCACATTGAGATAATATGCCACGGCATGGTTGTTCAGTCGCTTGTAATTCCACAAGACGAACGCCAATGCCACAAGTCCACCCATTGCAGCGGGGTTATCAACAACCCAATCCACTGTCTTCATGGCGACCTCCTTGATACCCATAAGTACAAGGCCAGTTGTATATCCTCCAAGATGAGGACAGTTAGCAACTTTGTCAATTCCAGCATCGATGATCTCGGACAACCACTCCTTGGTTGCAGTCCAAGCCCCAGAGACGATCTTCTGCGTGAGTGTCTTGGCAGGTTGCACACCCAACTCTTCACGCCTCGCCTTTGGTCTCTCAGCCACCTTCTGCTTGTACGACTCCTCAGAGGACAAGTTACGTGGCGATTCATCGGTCACATCATTTTTAGAGAGCATCCCTCTCATAGGAATTTGAACCTTTTTCGTCGAAGTAGGAACGGGAACAGGAATGGGCTCGGGCGCTTCCTCGCTGCTCGAACTCCCCTCATCCTCCTCTTCGATCTCCTCTTTCAAGTCGGGACTCACGATCTGCAGCTGCTCATATTCTTGACGAATAGAGAGCTCATCCTCGGTGCGAGGCAAATCGGGCGTCTGCTTGGCCAACTCAAGGCCAAGGGAAGATTCTTCCTTCATCTTTAGGGTATCACGAAGCATACAAGCATTCATGAGTGACTCTTTAAGATGTTTATGAATCTCCTCACCGCAATTCTTCAAATTTGCGGTCACAACATTGGCGACAAACACTTTTGACTGAAGAGATGGAATAGTCATCACATCCTTCTGTCCGTCGCGCATCATGACAATCTTCGTGTAGTTGGACACTTCACGATGAACAAGTCCAGGGATCCAACAC